AGCGGCTGGCACCACGCTTGCGGCAGCCGCCGCTGTCAAGGCTGGCACCGGGCTCCTCGTTGTGGCGGCTGACAACGCGGACAATGGTGAGGTTGTTGGAGTGAACCTTCATGCAGTCACCACGGACACCGTGCTGCGTACGGCGTTCGTGCTGCTCGACTGCGGCCTGTAGGAGGCGAGTATGGCGAGCAAGAACGATCATCTCTCGAAGACCGCCCCCAAGGATGCCAAGACCATCCATGGGTCGCCTTTCCCGATGTCCAAGACGCCTCCAAAGAAGTAGGAGACTGGTAGAATGGGCGCTACCACAATCGTCTACGCCACGCCTCTCCGCCGCATCAGTCGGCATCTGGTGAGTAGGTCTGGCACTCTCACCCCCACAGGTACCTACGCCACGTCTGGTGATACGTTTGCGCCTGTGGTGGGCAAGAGTGTGGTGAGCATGAACATCGAGTCGAAGGGAGGTTTCATTCCTGTCTTCGACGCGGCGAACAACAAGGTGCTGTGGTACAGAGACGGCGCCACTGCTGGCGCAACGGCTCTTGATCAAGTGTCCAACGGAGCAGACCTCACGACCAGTCCTGGCACCGTGCGTTGGTCTGCAGTGGGGAAAAAGTGATGGGCAAGCCGAAAGGCTTTCCAGCCAAGAAGCCCAAGCAGAAGAAGAAAGGCTACTAGAGCGTGAACCTCGCGGACATCATACTGCTCACACGTAAGTTGACAAACGATCGCCTTGCGTCTGGGCAGATGATGTCCCAGGAGGATTTTCTCCGCACCCTTCTCAATGAGACGGTCGTGCCGGACTTTGTTGGAAGAAAGAAGTGGTTCTTCAAGAACCAGGTTGCCACTTCACAGGCGCCACTCGGCACGCATATTCTCCAGTTCCCACAGAGCCTTCAGGATGTGAAGCTTTTGATCCTTCACACGGGTACGCAGGGCACTACGAAGAAGCTCACGCGAATGCCGATGGTGGAGTTCTTTGACGTACATCCAGACCCAAGCCAGGAAGCACGAGGATACCCCGAGTCGTATACGTGGGTGAATCGCCAGGTGTGGTTTGACAAGCCGATGGGTGGGGACTACAACATCCGTATGATCGGCCTCCTCCGTCCTAATAAGCTCATCAACGAGGCAGACACGCCATTCTGGCTCGACGAGGATAAGCATATGCTCCTCGTGTATGGCCTGGCAGGCTTCGTGTATCAGAGTGTGGAGGACAGCAAGAACTCTCAGGTGTGGTTCAACATCTACGAGCAGGGTGTTGACACGTACTGGAAGGAAAGCGAGAATCAACTGGACATCAAGGCCTCCCTTGGGAAGTTCATGTCCAAGGGGGAAGTGGAGATCACCGATCCTATCAACAGCCCGTTCGTGCAGAGGTATAATTCATGAGTGAGGTTGGGGATCCCATTAGCACGTTGACTGTGCCCCTTGAGGATGTCTTTCTCAATGTGCCCCCCTTCGTGCAGAATCAGCAGTTCATCCTCCTCCATGATGGAGAGGATCCCATTCCTCTCGTGGGGCCGTAGGTGCAGAAGAGAACGGTTGTAGCGCTCGACCCAGGCACGGGTAAGGCACGGCCGAATGCGTTGATCACTGTGTTCAACGCCGGTACGCTGAGCACCGCAAGCCTATTTGCAGACAATGAGGTGACCTCACTCAGCAATCCACTCGTGACGGACCTCGCAGGGCGTACAAGCTTCAAGGCTGCGGACGGCGAGTACGACATCCAGGTGAGTGGAGCAGGTTTCATTACGTACACCATACGAGGTGTGCAGTTTGCTGATAAGGATAGTTTCCAGCTCATCTCAAGTGTGGTGGGAGTTCACTCACATCAGGATAGTGATCAAGGTGGGCAGCTTAATGCGTCAATCGTCTTCAGTGGTGGCACTGTTCCGGCGATTAGGCTGGGAACGTCGCCGACGGACTCGAAGTTCCTACGTGGGGACAGTACTTGGCAATCTTTGTCCCTACCTCGTGGGTATATGGCGGGTTTCAAGCTCGCGAACAACGCTGGTGATGCCAATAATGACATTGACATCTCAGGCGGCTCCACACGGAGTGACGATGACACAGATGACATCATTCTTGCAGGAACCCTGACGAAGCAGCTTGACACCACTTGGACTCCAGGAACAGATACAGGAGGCCTGGATACCGGTTCGAAGGCAAATAACACTCACTATCATATGTTTGTGATCAAGAACATCACAACTGGAGATGTTGATGTCCTCTTTAGCGCGTCTCTGTCTCCAGCCATGCCTACAGGTTTCACGAAGAAGAGGCGCCTAGGGACAATCAGAACGGACTCCAGCGGGAACATCATTGGGTTCTTTCAGAATGGAGATGAGTTCCTTCTAAAGGTGCCAATTCTCGATCACGATGCTCTCACGGGTGGGACAAATGCGGTCACAGTGACCCTCGGAAGCGTTCCCGTTGGGGTGCAAGTTGGCGCGCTCTTCAACATCGTGAATGGCACAGGGTCGTGTTCCATATACATCTCCTCTCTAGAGACGGATGACGTCGCTGGTTCTACAACTGTGGCCCCTGGCTGGAGCATCAGCTTTGCAGGTGTTGGCTACGGGTACCGGTACGGACCCGTTAGGACGAACACGTCTGGTCAGATTCGGATAAGAGCAAACGCAAATCATACGTTTAGAATTTCTACACTTGGTTGGTTAGACAGACGAGGGAGAGATGACTAATGCCTCTTGACACAAGCTACAGTCGCTCAACCCTTGTTCCAGACCTTGGCCCGAAGTTAGCAGACAGCTTTGCAAGCGTGGCGTCTGCGTACATTGTTCTTCCCATCCAGATGGGTGTTGTGGGTGTCCTTAGTGTGCTATCCAACGTAGGTCTCGTGTACCCTGTGACATTCGATGCACAAGCGACTCCCAACCTTGTGCATGTGATCGCAGCAGTTAAGACTCCGCCGGTGGGAGGCAACTTAGTTGTGGATGTGAATAAGAATGGTACAACCATCTTCTCAATACAGTCAAATAGGCCCACGATAGTGGCAGGAGCAGCTGTGAGTAGTGTGAGCATTCCTGACGTCACATCCCTTGTAGCAGGTGATGTCCTCACAATTGACGTTGACCAGATTGGGCCGACCAGCCCTGGTGCAGATCTCAGCGTCGTCATCCTTCTCAAGCAGAGATTGCTGTTCTTATAAAATGCCACTCATTCAAGGCTCCCAAACTTGGTATGAAGACGTCATTCCGATGACGGACGGAATCGTCACATACTATCCTCCTGAGATCAGTGCCAAGGGTGCAGCACTAGACTTAGACTCATTCTACGAAGTCAAGCGGGAACTTCGCAAGGTTCCGGGACGCCTGAGGAGAGCGACACTGCCTGGAGGAGGCGCCATTCGTGGTCTCTTTTTCTATCATCTCCATGGAGCCCCTGAAGAGAATGTCCTGATCGTACACACGACGGATAGGGTGTTCACGACTAAGGACCTGAACAACTTCGTCCAGCGTCAGGGTAGCTTGAGTGGTGGTTCTAGAGACATCGTCTCCTACACAGTTGTCACCATCCCGACTCAGAAACGAGTTCTATGGGTGGATGGTATTGACAGCCCTAAGGAAATGGACCCCACGACGTTTTCGATCGTCAACCTCACTTTGCCAGTGAATGTTACGAATGCAAGGATAGTCAGGTTCTTCAAATCCAGGACCCTATTGATCAATGTAGTGGAAGACGGAAGCGCTGAGGCCTCTCGAATCTGGAGCAGCTCTCCAATCACCTATAATGATTGGGACTCCGCCAATGGAGCGGGCACTAATGAGTACGCCGAGGGCGGTGGACACATTGTACAGGCTGTGGAGTTCAATGACGCAATGGTCCTCTTCAAGGAGTCTCGCATAGGAGCGATGCAGCACACTGGAGATGAACTGTTTCCGTTTCGGATCCAAGACTTCCCCGAGGTTCCTGGAACACACTTTCCAAACAGTCCAGTGGTGACTCCTAGGGGTATCCTCTACCTTGCCTATGATGGAGTGAGATTGTTTGACGGTCAGAGGTCTATCTTGATCAGTGGTCAGGTTGGCTTCGACATCGCAGGGGTGGCTGCGAACCAACGCGATGCTGTTGTTGGCAAGTGGGACCTAAGACTCCAGAGATACTTGCTAGCTATGCCTGAACCAGGGGGGGCAAACAACAATCTTGTTTGGCAGTTCAACTTCAGCACAAATGAGGCGCAGCTCTTGAATCAAGGACAGCTCTACAAGAAGAGGCAGCCAATCAGTGTTTTTGGGGAGTTCACTCGTGACTCACCCTTCACTCTTGAGGACCTTCCAGTCCAGCTTCAGCAAGTACCGTTCGAGCTTGGAGATCCTATCTTGTCTGGAGCGTATCCAGTATTGCTGTCTGGGAACTTCTCTGGTGGGCTTTTCGAGCAAGAGCTCCTGACTGACGACGATGGTATTCCGATCAATGCTTGGGTTGAGTTTGGACCATATCCGAAGGACCCAATGATCACTGTTCATGTGGGAAAGGTTTTGACTTGGCTGAGGTTCAGAGGGAGATTCACGCCAGGAAGTTCTATGACTGTAAAAATCAGGCCCGTGCATGAGGATGTTTGGAGAACGCTTCCAAGCCTCATCCAAGTGATGAAGGACCGCTTCACAGTGAAGTTGGATGGTGCAGGCATTCAAGGTGAGCAGTTCTTCGTACGTCTTGAAGACTCTGGACAGTATAGTTGGAGTCGTGTCTACAGCATGACACTCTTCGGCACGCACACAGGAGCTCCCTGGGTATCATGAGCCACGCAAGACTTGTGACCTTCGTGCCGAAGACGCTTGATGACGCTTGGAGGAAGCTCGTCTCCTCCTTCGAAGCCTTACATCATGAGGCACCTCTTGGGCGTCGAGGTGTTGTGTACACAAGTAACGCCACGCCAAATACAGAGGACACTGTACCCCACGGCTTGGAAAGGGTGCCAAGTGGCTTCATTGTCACATCAATCGACAAGGCTGGGGTTGTGTATAAGTCGTCAGCCTTTGATGCCACGAACCTAAAACTAAAGTGCTCAGTAGCCAGTGCTGCTGTGACACTTCACGTGGTGGAGTGACATGCCCTTCAAGAACATCTCTCCCGCACAGGTTGACGACATGGCGCTTGCGAGCCTCAGCGCGAAGGACCCGACGAAGAAGGATTTCTTCTCCACCTCGCTTCCAAGGCTCTTGAGCGGGCAAGGTGGCTCTCTTGGGTTCGGAACGGAAGGAGCTGGCCTTGGAGGACCTACGTTTGGAGGTCTTGATAGTGCAGCAATTGCTCAGATGATGGGCCAGGTACAGCCGACTATTGAGAGTACGAACCCGTTTGGAGGAGACGTCAGTCCTGGACAAGGTGGTGTGAGTGTTGGTTCAGGGCAGCCAGGACCTGCCACATCCGCTGATGTTGCACAGGGTATCGTGACTGCGCTCTCGGAAGGCAAGGACCCCACTCAAGGTGTTGAGTCTGCCATCTCGTCGAACCAACAGGACATCGGTGCTGGAAAGATTGCGTCGTTCATCAGCACGGGAAAGACTCTCAATTCTCTCTCGGGTCTCATCGGAGGGCTTGCAGGTGTTCCAGGCACTGCACTTGCACTAGGACCAGCAGGGCCTGCCATGCTTGCTCTTCAGATGGCGCTTCGTTCGCTTGCCAAGAATGCTACGAAGCAGAACACGGACATTGCGAAGTTCCTTGGACGCCACATGGCGGATCTTGAGGCGAACGTTCCCGGACCTGTTGGCGCTGGGCAACCTGGTGGTGGACTTGGTGCAGCACCTGCAGGGCCTACACAGGGCACTCTCGGCTTCGGACCAAACGACGCACCATCTCCAGTTGTGTTCGGAGAGCTCTCGGAAGGGCAGCTTGCAGACGCAGCAGCAGTGGATGCAGGTATTGCGTCAGGACAGGGTGGACCAGGTGTGGGCTCAGTTGGTGTCGGACCAGGTCCAGGCGGTGTTGGAGCAGGCACCGCTGGTGAACCAGGCGATGCAGGCGCACAGGGTGGACCAGGTGCTCCTGGCGATGGTGGTGGAGGAGGAGCAGGAGCTGGAGGCACTGTGATCTGCACCGCATATCGCCAGCTTGGCTACCTTGATCGTGTGACGTGGATCAAGTGCTCACTCTACGCGAGAAAGCTTGACCCTCAGGTCATAGCAGGGTACCACAGGTGGGGGGTCCCCTTCAGTGGGTGGCTGAAGGCACACCCTTCGTTTGCCGCCCTGCTATGGCCTGTTACAAAGTGGTGGACGCTGGAGCTCACTGGACGTGTTCCTCATGTGATCATGAGAGTTGCCGTTCCCATCTGCAAGTGGCTTGGGAGGTGATCTGACGTGAGCTTCTTTGGGGATCTCATTGATCTCGACTTTCTTGGAGATGGGGGGAGTGTTGCATCAGAAGCTGCGCCTGATGCAGCAGAGTTTGCTGGCACAGGCGTTGGCACGAGCCTGGACCTCGCAAATCAGGTCGCACCTTCGGCACTCGACGCTTTCCTGTCCGGTGGTGCGAACATCGCAGGTATGGCGGGGAACATCCTAAGTGACCCGAATGTCCTTCGCTTTCTTCTGCCCGCAGCCACGATTGGTGGAGGTGCTCTTCTCGGAAACCTCGCGGGGAGTGCAGCTGAGGCACGCTTCCGGCCGACGACGAATGAACGAGACCTCATGGGGAAGATGTCTGGTCAGCCTATTGATATTCCCACACTCGCTGCTCAGATGTCTCAGCTCATGAGTCCTCAGATCCAACAGACTCTCGAACAGGAGCGACGCGCAGCTGGTGGCCTCAATGAGCGTGCCATCGGGTACGGCTCGCCGTACAGCAGTGCACGCGTGGAAGCGCAGGGACGCCTCCGCCAGGGAACGGATCAGGGCATCGCAGCTGCTATTGCGAATGCTGTTACAGGTCAGCGTCAGCAGAACCTGGGCAGCATGGCTGACGCACTCGCACGCATGCAGACGCAGAGAGGTCAGGGAGTACAGGCTGGCATGCAGGCGAGTCAGGCTGCAGCTGGTGCTCCCATGAATGCTCTCATCCTCTCCCAGATCCTTGGTGGTAAGGGTGGCCTCTTTGCAGCCTAGGAGAACGAGATGCCATACGGACTCATAGGCGCAGGTGCAGCTGCAAGCCAGGGAGTAGATGCTGCTGCTCTGGCGACGAAGCTTGCGCAGGCGCAGCAGGAGATTGAGCTTCGTAAGAGACGGACGGATCTTGAACAGGGTGCAGCACTCCTGAATGCAGGAGACACTGAGGGTGCTGCAAGGCTTCTGGGCTCTAGTTCTAACCTTCAGGACCCGCTCACTCGACAGGTGTTTGGGAACGTACTCCAGTCCTACCTTACTCCTCCGAAGGACATTCAAGGTGCCATCGTGAGGCAGGTGGAAGGGGATCAGCCTCCCACTCTCGCGGGTGTGGGTGAGGCTATGCGTAGGATGCCGGGGAGTGTGACTGAAGCTCGTAAGACACCTCCTGCTGACGGTGGTCCGATGCCTTCGCCTGGCATGACTAAGCTCCAGATGTACAGTGACATCCTGAACAATAAGAAGGGTGATGAGGCTGAGATGACTGCTCGTCAGCTGAACCAGATGATCAGGGAAGGGAAGCCCCTTAGCACATCCCAGAAGCTCTTCTACATTCAACACTCGAGAGGCATCAAGGACCCCGTGGACGCAGTCATCGCTGGTGTTGTGGGTGGGGACCTTGACATCGCAGATCCCAAGGTCAAGGAACTTTGGGATGCCGGCCTAGACAATCTCAAGGCGAAGGGTTCCGCCGGAGAGGCAAGGCTCAAGGCAATCGAGGCGCAGATCCAGGCGGGTAGGGATAGGAATGACATCCTTGAGAGAGAACTCGCGCTCAAGAGCCGGAAGACAGAGGTTGAGATTCCCAAGATCAAGGCAGAGACAGATGAAGCTACTGCTCGTGCAGCCAAGGCCCGTGCAGATGCTGCCAAGGCGAATGAGGCTGCGGATCCTAACAAGAAACTCGAGGAAGACCTTCACAAGATTCAGCAAGACTACGTGCGGGAGAAGCAGGCCTCACTCCCGTCTGAGAGACCGAAGGTTGACCAGAGGTTCTACGTTCTCACAACTCAACGCTTTCAGGCTGCCATCGATGCTGAGAAGGATCCCGTGAAAAAGGAAGCACTCCGTAAGCGTATGCAGGCCACGACAGCTACACTCCGTCCAGCACTAGGTAAGGAGGCGAAGCCAAGCCTTGGCTTCTGAGACGCGACTCGAGATCCTATACCCACTCTTCAAAGAGCAGATCCAGCTTGGACTGTCGAAGGGGTATGGTGAGCCTGAGATCGAGACACGGATTCACAAGTACATCAACAATCTCCGTGATCAGGGCTATCCTGATGAGGAGATTGTCAAGCACATACAGCCTCTGGCTGGGGAGAGTCGGCCACAGGTTGGAGAGTCACTTGGTGAGACGTGGAGTTTCATCAAACAAGTCGCACAAGACGTTCCCGGCGCCATCCGCAACGCTGTGCGTGGATTCAACGAGAGCGCGACACTTGGCTATGCTAGCGTTCCCCCTCTAGAAGAGGCTGCCACGCCAGGCCAGCAAGCCGGTAGAGCGGTAGGTGAGTTTGCGGGTGGTGCCGCACCATTCGTGAAGGGCATGCAGGCACTCAAAGCTGGACGTACAGCTCTCGGACTTGGTGGCGGGACGGGAGCAGTCAGTAAGGCGGCTGGAATGGCCACCGACATCATGGGGTCTGTGGCTGGGACTGCTGCGCTCAGCAATCCAGGAGAGGGTGGTTCCCGCCTTGAAAATGTCCAACACGCTGTCACAGACCCCTACGCTCTGGCTGGTGCGGCATTCGGCGGTGCAGCAGCCGGTTTGGGTGTTGCGAGGGCTGCAGCTGCACAACGCGCGATGGAACGCTTTGGAACGAAGAAAGCACTCCAGGAGGGTGAGAGTGTTCAACAAGCTCTATCTGCCAGGATGGAAGCAACTGAAGCTCAGGTTGTTGAGCAAACTCCTCGGCAAGCCGACGTCGAGCTCAAGGTAGCAGGAGAGTACGTCCCAAGCAAGTGGTCGAATGAGACTCTCATGGATGAGTACTCGAAGACCGTTGCGAGGGGAGAGGAGCACAGGCCTGAGGTTGCAACGGAAGTCGCACGCAGAAGCGTTCAGGATAGGCGCTTCCGTGACGAGCTCACGACATCCATTCTGAGTGCGAAGAGGGCTGTTGAGGAGAGTAAGCGAGCGACGGAGCGTACGGGCGGAACAGTGGGCGCGAAGGTGTCGAAGGAAGCCGTCAGCGAGCAACGAAAGCTTGGCGAAGTCAATCTCAAGGACATGACTCCTGACGAGCTGAATAGTGCTGCTCAGGAGATCAGTCGTAAGATGCAGCTCTACGAGCAGAAGCAAGCACGGCCCACGCGTACGGGTACGGCTGAATACAACCGCCTTGGTGAGGTGCAGAAGAAGATCGAGGCTGAGCTTGCGACACGTCAGGAGAGTTCTGTGGGAGCACAAGAGTACTCAGGCGACGTCAATCTCCCGCCTCACGTGCAGAGAGCCATCACAGGCTTTGAGAAGATGATCATGTTGGGTGGTCCTCTCTCGAAGGAGACTCTCCCGACTGCGATTGCTGAACTTCGTGCAAACCATCGTCTGTCTGATGCCACTGCGAAGAAGCTTGGCATTGAGAGGAAGAAGGTAGCTCCCGACCCTGGACCCATGACTGAGGCCGAAGCACCTCCTGTGCCCGAGAGTATCACGAAGCCACGTGAGTCGATCACGAAGCCTGCGATCAATGTCACGGTTGCAGCTGAGGAGAGTCCTGCAAGTCCTGCGATGGTGAATGTCTACAAGGGTGGACAGCTCACGAACTCCTACAAGCTCGCGAACCTCGCTGAAGCGGAGTCCATGTCGACCCTCATTCGTGATGCTGTGAGTCAGAGTACCAGTCCCGAGCTCTACCGTGTTGAGATCGCACCACCCGCAGGCTTTGAGAAGACGGCCGAAGTGCGGCCTGGCAGGGCTCGTAAGCTCGTGGGAGATGAGGAGCTCAAGGGAGTCACAGGACGAAAGAAAGGGCAACCTGCTGAGCCTCTTGGAGAAGCCGTTCCAGACGCAATCTCTGAGAGTCACGCAGTGCAGGAAGGTCTCACGATTCGTGGTGGACGTGCAGTCAAGCCTCCTCCGGCAAGCCCTGCGTACACTTTGTCCTCCCTCAAGCTCCTGGCAGACGCCAAGGGGGTGGCCCTTGAGACGGACATGTCGCAGGGCTTGCTTATGCGTATGACTATGCATGATGGGCAGGTACACCAGAGCGCCTCGCTCAAGGAAGCGACTGAGTTCCTCCTGCGGAGTCCTGATCGTGCATCACGTGGTACGATTGACAAGGCGCTGGATGGCAAGGAACTCACTCGGGAGGACCGACAGGAGATCAATCGGTTCTCGGCGGACAAGCTTGCCGTCGAGCCTCGTGAGACTGAGGCGCCCATCCTGAACACGAATGAGCCCTCCGCCATGCCCACCATTCCTCCGATCTCAGGTGGCGCAGGTGGGGCCCTCGCGACAGACCAGTTCCTCCTTCACGTGGCTGCGAAGCGAGGAATGGGACCTGCGAAGGCATCGGACTTCCTGAACGGTATGCTCAAGATCTTCGCTGAGCATCCACACATGGAGGCCTGGTATAGGAACGAGATGGCAGGAAGCATGAAGAGTGGTGGAAGAGCAGCTTTCATTAATCCCGCCGACTACCTTCCACACGCCATGCCACAGTTTAGCTCGAATCCTGGCATCCGTACGATCACGCAGGATGCAGCGTACAAGCATGGTCTTCCCAAGGCGTATGAGTACAAGCAGTGGGTGGACTTCTATAACAAGCACCTTGCTCCTCTCACTGAGAAGGAGGATAGGGCTGCGTGGCTTGTCACCCGTGGTCGTCAGGGCGAGAAGCTCACTCCCGCCGCTCAACAGGGTCTCGAGGCTTTCAAGGCCTTCACAGATGACGTCGCCCAACGGCTTGGCGTGGGATCCACGTGGCACAGATACTTGTCGGGGATCATCGATCACCAGAGTGTGTATAGTGGGTGGAGAAAGGTCATCACAGCGTACAGTAAGTTCAGCGACCTCCCTCTTGACCTCAAGGAGCGCTTCGGTGGGAACCCTGACAACTTCGAGATGACGAGGAAGGCATTCGAGAGGAATGAGAAGTACGCTGACCTTCCTCGCACAGTGAAGGGTATCCTTGACAACGACCTGACTGTGTGGTTTGATGCTGCAAGGCATGATCAGCTTCCCCAGTACATCAAGGACATGGTCCCAGACGAGATGTGGCGGAGGTTCTCGATGACTGGGAATGGGAACCTCGTTGAGAGCATGAAGACGACTTTCAAGAACATCCTTCCAGTCGTCCTTGACGAGATGTATACCAAGCCATGGGAGGCGAAGTGGAAGCCCATGTGGGACACCTTGCCTGGTGGGATCACAGGCATGACGACGAAAGCCTACCTCCATCAGTGGTGGGACCATGTCAGGGGTGGTGCTGAGCGCTCTGGAATCTCACGTGCGCTTGACGACCAGATTGCGCGCGTCGAGGAGTACAGGGGTAAGATGCTTGCGAAGCCGGACGTTCTTGATCGCCTCGCGAAAGCTGTTGGGCGGAATGTGTATCGCTCAACCCTTGGCTTCGCTCTGGATACCATGACTCTGAACCTCACGCAGAGTATCAACACGTGGGCTGAGAGTGGACGAGTAACGAGTGGTATCCTTGCGAGACTCACGAGTTCAGAGCGTGCAGCGATGAAGAAAGCTATTCCTGGCGATGTGAACATCATGGAAGAGTTTGCTTGGCACACTATGCATAAGACGGGTGCTGAGCTTGAACACCAGTGGGGGCTGCCGAAGGGCAAGATCAAGCAGATTGGAGAGAAGCTCAACGAGTACTCCATGAGTCCCATGCACCTCGCTGAGAATGTCAACCGTGGAATCGCCCTTATGGCTGGACTCGACACCGCTCTTGCACAAGGGCTTGATGCTCAGACTGCACTCCTGATCGGCACGAAGAGAGCCTCTCAGGTCGTGAACAATCTCAAGCTCACAGCCGCGCAGGTCGAGGGGATCAAGTTTGTCTCGAAAACACAGTACTCATACGGTCCTGAGTTCCAGAATCCATGGTTCCAGGGACCGCTCGCAAAGGCCTCGACACTCTTCGTATCCTACCCCGTCAAGACCCTTCAGTTCCTGACGAATGGTATGGGCTCAGCTGCCTACGACATGATCACGTCTGGAGGTGGGGAAGGGAAGGCTAGATTCACGAGGTACGCTGCAGTCACAGGCCTTTTCCTCTCAGGACCTATCCTGGCGCAGAAGAGTGGCCTGATCAATCTCGAGAACGCCTTCAGCCCTCAGAGCCTGTTCCCACGACTCGCAAGCATCACCCTTCAGCCTCTCATGACCATGTACAATATGGTCCTGGGGAGAGATCCCATCTCAGGACGTGATTGGGATCAGATGTGGAAGAACTTCATTCACATGCTTGGGGTGCCTGGCCTACGATATTCTCAGAAGCTCGTTGAGGTCGCGGGGCGTCCAGGACTCACAGAGTCAGGGTGGGTGGATGGGAACATGCAACGGGGGTTCTCGATCAATAAGTATGGACAGGCGATGTACGAGAGCACGCCGTTCGGCGAGTTCATGCGCCTGTTTGGAATTGAGAGTGGACGTACTTATCAGGAACGCAACATCGCTCGCATGATCATCCAGAACCAAGCCATCATGGATGAGCAGAGAAAGCAGGCTTTGAAGGCGGCGCTCGAAGGTGACACAAGTAAGATAGATGCATTCAATGAAGAGTGGGGAGAGTACGGACCAGGTCTGGCGTTGACAGGTGAGGACGTCGTGAACTGGGCGCAAAGAGGTCAACTGAAGGCGGTTGACCGCTTCGGATCTCAAGGCATGAGAATAGGCGTCCAACAGGAGACTGGATACACACCGTGAACTTCACTGAAGGAGCTGTCTTCGTCACAGCACTTGGAGCCATCGTCACACCCGTCATGCTGAAGGTTCTTGACGGTAGGCAAGCCGATCGAGCTCGGCAGACGGCGGACAAGGTTGTGGAAGTTAAGACTGTCCTTGAGAAGAATACTCAAGACTCGTCTCAAAGGCTCGACGTGATCCATGATCTTGTGAATAGCAGGCTCACGCGCGCAATAGATCTCAACAAGCTGATGAGTGACTTCATTCTCCGTAAGTTCCCCGATGATCCTGAGGCGCGTGCATTTATGACCAAGAGTAATGAAACCTAGTGAAAGACTCGAAACCGGCTACAACCCATAGGGAGGCCTAGTTGAGTGCCAGAGGATTCGCGGTGGAGGTCGAAGGAACTCTATGACCTCACGAGCCAGCACTGGCGAGACAAGGAGAAGGAGCTCAAGGAGGAGAATGAACGCCTCAAAGGGCAAGGTCTAGTGCCGAATGACACCAGCAAGAGTCATCTGTTCGAGATCATCCTCGCTCTTCTTTGGCTTGTGCTGGCTGCCGCCGGTACCATGCTTTGGTCGGACATTCGGAGGATTGACGCTAGACAGGATCGCTTCGACCAAACACAGCAAAACAGGGGGGAGCGTATGACTGCAAACGAGGCTTGTTGTGCGGAGTGTCGGCGAGATATCGAGGGACTCAAGCGTACAGACTCGTGGTTTCAAGAGTACCTCTTTGGACGCCCTTCTAGGCAGCCTGAGCCGTATGAAAGGCGTCGATGAACTGGCGAGACGTGTTCATTCTAATCTGGTGTCTCGCGATGTTCGCCTTCAGTGTGTATGCGGTCAGTACCATCGTGCACAATCTGCGTACAGCAACAAGTTACCATATCGAGGCCCTTGAGATCGCGAGACACACACGTTGCATCGTGAGCTTAACTGCCGAAGCGCGTGACGCCTTTCGTGAGGCGGCTCTGACACCACAGAGTACGTCATGGTCTATGTGGTGTGGTTCTCTTGACCGGGTGAGGCCTTGATCTTAGAAAAGTGGCAGCTCTGGGCTCTTGGTGGGATCTTCCTGACTCTTGTCCTTCTCATTGTGTTCAAGGGTGGACTCAAGAGTGATCCCATCGAAGCTGTGAAATGGTTCTATGAGAAGAAGACGTATGTTGTAGGTGTCGTGCTTCTCATTGTGGACCAGCTGTATGAGCTCGGCCTCCTCAGTGGGGATATAGCGTGGAGGATAGAGAAGATCCTCTTCAACATAGCAATCTTCACTGTCGCTGCTGCACAGGCACGTGTGATGCAAGGACAACGGCTTGCAGTCGTGAACTCCAAGGTGGCAGCTGTGAATGCTGAACAGACAGCACGCACACTCGAGAATGTCCTGGCGGAGGAGACAATCCCTCTTCCAACGACCAAGAAGGAAGTCACACCAAAGAGTGTTGATCTTCCACCCGAGCCCTCGCCATTCAAGGTGCCATGACGCCACGAGAGCAACTGAAGGAGGACGAAGGCCTCAGGCAGGTACCTTACCAGGACACACGTGGGAACTGGACGGTTGGATACGGCCACCTTATGAAGAACCCTCTCCCACTCAGTTTGTGTGAGGCACTCTTGGACATCGACATTGCGCAAGCGGAAGTGGCACTCCTGCGTGCGTTCCCGTGGGTGACGAGCATCTCAGCGAATAGGTACGTGGTCTTCGTGAACCTCACGTTCAATATGGGGGTCGGAGGCCTGCGTACGTTCACGAAGATGCTTGCTGCGGCACAAAAGGGGGACTGGAACACTGCTTCAGCGGAACTCCTTGACAGCGACTACGCGAAGCAAACGGGCGCTCGCGCGGTGCGTCTAGCAGCACAACTCAAGACAGGATAGGAGAGCACATGACCATCGGGTTTATCTTTTGGTTACTCATGATCCTCTGGGTGCTGTTTGGTCTCTGGCAGAATTTTCAACCCGGTCCAGGACCTTCGTGGAGCCCGCTCGCAAACACGCTGTGGCTGTTTATCCTGTTCCTACTCCTCGGTATCCAAGTCTTCGGCTGGCCGATCAAGGCGTGATGATGAATATTATCATCATCCTTCTCGTGTTGGTTTTGCTGGGTGCCCTTCCAATGTGGCCGTATAGCGCCGGGTGGGGTCCATATCCATCTGGGGGTGTGGGCCTGATCCTCCTCATCCTCATCATTCTCGTCTTGACAGGGAGGTTGTGACATGCGTCGTATGTTGAGGTTCCCGGCAGCAGTCTTGCTCGCGCTCGTGATGGTTGCCTGCGCAAGCACGACCCCTTTTGTGGTGACTGGTCAGACTATCAAGCAGTCGGGTCTGACATTCCTCGAGACTGCAAAGTTGTACGATACACTCTACGACCAGAAGAAGATCACAGCCAAGCAGTACAACGAGTGGAAGGTGGTGGGGAAGAAGTATCAGGACGCGTATCCAGTCGCAGAGAGACTCTGGAACACCGCACGTGCATCGAACGACGTCGTCCTTGAGAAGGCGAGTACGGACGCCCTGGCACACCTCATGGCTGAGCTTGCGCGCTTTGCGCTTGCAGCCGCGCAGTATAGGAGCACACAATGATGACGGATGTAGCGATGGGGATTGTGATTGGCGCTCTGAAGGGCATCCCAGCCATGCTGGACGACATCCGGAAGAACAAGGACCTCTCAGAGGCGGAGAAGAAGGCGTATGTAGAGCGTCTGGCAGGCGAGATCAGTGAGGTGGGGCAGGCCGTAGCTGCGTACAAGTTCAAGGACGTCACAGAGTGAGAATCATACGAGAGCTCCATGTGTTTGTGGAGCACTCCCTCGGCTCGCAAGAGATGGAGCTCCTCAAGAGGATTGCCGACGTACTTGAGAAGCACGATCGCCTGTCGAGTGAGATTGCTGGAGCTATGAAGGATGCTGAGGCGCTGAAGGCTCAACAAGAGAAGCAGAGCTCCTGATGCCTATCAAAGTGTTGGCATCAGGCGTTACTGTCCACATATCACCAACCAATGAGGGAGAGACACACGTGCCCAACGCAACCCTAGCTGAGGACATCGAGCAGGTAAAGAGAGTTCGGGGAGTGCTACAGTCCGCCCTGCTGTTCATTCAGGGAGAGGCAGCTCGCCTTCGTGCGGGCATCGAAGCAGCCCTGGCTGCTGGCGCGACCGCTGAGGAGCTCGCCGTACTGAGCACGGAAGTGGACGCCATGGAGGCGGAAGCGAATAACATCGCGAACGCCATCGCGACGCCGGGACCTACGCAGCCCGCGTGATCATCCTTCCTCCTCGGGAGAGGGTTCTGATGGACGAGGAGTCGTCGGACCACGTCCTCCCTTCTGAGGAGGAGTTTGCTCAATGAGCACGTACGTGTGCTGACCCGTCTTGTGATCGGGACGCTCAAGTATGAGACCTGCATGCATGAGCGTCTCGATCGCTTGACGAAACTGCATTCCATTCATGTAGAACACGAGCTTCCGTAGAAGGTCTCCGCTCCGCATAGTCCCACCGTTCGCTCGAAGGACAGTGAGAATACGTCCCTGATCCACGCCAACCGGCTTACTCCCAAGCCACTTGAAGTTTGTGAGCATACTCTCCTCGAGGAAGTTGAGGAGCTTGTTTGACGTGATCATGTCCTCACGTGTGATGCGCACACGCTCCTCACTGACAGCGAGCACCATCGCAAGGCGCAGGAGGTGGTCCGGCTTGCGTTCGTGGTACCCAGCCATCTTCTCGTCTTCAGGGATGTTCTTCTTTCCTGCCGTGTACCACATCTGGTACCATTGTTTGTCGTCGTCCGTGCGGAATCCTATTTCACCAACCTCTTGCTTCTTGAGGGCGCGGAGCCAGTCGATGAGGTGCTTGGGCTTTTCCTTGACATCTGGGATAGGAAAGCAGCGAGGCGTGTCCTCTTGGACGACGAAGAGAAGGCGCGACATAAAGCCACCACCGAAGGCGTCCTGGGGGATTGCTGACACGAGCCAATCTGGAGTACTGGCTCCGAGGAACGTGAGACAGACCTTCTCAATCGTCTGCTTCCCTCCTCCCTTCGTGCTGATCTCCCACTTCTCTGGATTGTCGAAGAGGGCAGTGAGGAGAGTGATGAGGCCCTCGTTGTACTTCTGCTTCCCGAGGAAAACTGCAAGTTCGGGAGCATAGATGACACCCTCTGCAGCTTTCGTTTGGATGAGGGCTTTGTCGCCAAGAGTAACCTGACCCAGCTCAGCTGCGAGGGCTTCAGGCGTGATCTTATCAGCGATGACATTGACACCTTCGAGTTCTCTAAGGAGCCCGAGGCCCAAGTTGAGGGCACTCGTCTTGCGGCACTTCCCAGTGGGCGCAACGAGAATGATTTGATGGTTGGGGTAGACTTTGTAGTACCCTTTCGTGAACCACGCTCGACGAGACATAGTAGTTCCCAGTACTGCAGCTCCCGTGAAGAAGTGGAACGCCGCTGGCGCTTCACTCCACGACGTGTATTTGAGATAGGCATCCAACCAACCTTTCTTTGGTGCGATGTCCATGAAGGGTTCATGTGGAAGGTCGTCGCTCAATGAGCACTCCTGTCGTTATATACCAGTACCAACGCTCTGCCTGCTCGTCGGTGAGTATATAGGTTGTGTTGTTCGTCCTGTTGATAAGCGTAAGCTTGTTCCCATCGAGGATGCGCTTTCCAATCCTATCGACACGCTCAACTCGCTTGAGCTTCCTCACGGAACCTATCCATATTGAACCGCATCTTCTCCACGGTCTCAGTGTCGTACGTCGCCTCAAGGTCAATGCGTCCGAGGGCTTTGAGATCCGAATGGATGTCCTTCTGAAAGATGGCTGCCTTGATCGGCTTACTCGTGTCGACACTCGAATGCTGAAGGTGGAAGGACTTGAGAGTATGAAGCTCTTCCATACTATTGAGCCCCAGGAAGTGATACCATGTTGTGTCTCCATCAAACCACCCACGTGCCGCGATCATCTTGAGGACTTCGACGCGCGGCGTACGGAACGGGAAGCAGATGATCTCACAGGCTTGGTTTCGATACCACTGAAAGAGGTCGACCATCTCTTGGACGTTGGCACCTTGAATGACGCCGGCAACCTCGCAGTCAAACTTTGCGGACGCGTCCTTCCACGCGTTTCGAGTACGAGTAGCGTCCCCCTTGTAGTCAGGTGCGATAACAACAGAAGGGCGAGCGAGTCGAACTGCGCGAGAGAGCTCGGGTATTTCAAGAGGTGTTCCAAGCTCGAACATGCCATTATCCATGACACTCCCAGGCCCGTAAGCGACTCGGTAAGGCTCACTCGACAACCACATGTGAGCGAGAGTGAAATCATACTCTTGATGCTCCTTGAGAACCTTGACGTGTGCGGTTGGGATTTCGAAGCTGCACTTCATTCCCATGCTTCGCGCTCCTGTCTAGTGAGAGTTGTTCTTCCATGTGGTGGAGGATCTCATCAACCCACGCGTCGTTCTTTTTGAGCGCCTCGCGCCACCTTCCAATGATGATCAGCCTACACCGCCGCTTGGCGGGCTCATCAAGCCTGGCAGGTACCTTCAGCGCTTCGCCTCCCCCCAGTTCTGCATGATCTTGATCTCGCAAGGCGTGCGGAGACCAGGAAGGCGTTCGCGCTCGAAAGCCGTGCGAATCAGCTCAGCATATCCATTGAGATCTTTCTCAGGCACCTCGATACCGAGAGCATCGTGGTGATCGAAGACAGGAAAGACACCCTTTGCATTGTCGTGAATATCAACATGCGCCTGCATTAGGAGGTCGTGGGCGGTGCTCTGTGGGATCATGTTCTGAGTCTGACGCTCTCGCTCGGAGTCTGACTGTTCGATGAAATAACGGCGTCTGCCAAAGGGATTAGCGATGTACTTATTCTTCTGGGAGAAGAGATTGTTAATCGCCATCCACTCCCATAGTCGCGAAAAGCGATGATGGTGCCTATCAAAGATACTCCTGGCAGTGTCAAGAGAGATGGTAGTGTGTTGGTCAGCCATGCTCTCAGGGCCTCTTCCGTAGGGAAGGCCAAAGTTGATGAACTTCGCCTGGAACCTCTCCTCACCATTGACATCGCTCGGTGCTTTACCAAAGATCTCCGCGGCCGTTTCCCTGTGGGCATCTCCTCCCCTTTCCATGATTGAGAGTCCGACTGGATCCTGTGAGAGGTGCCACATGATGCGAAGCTCGATCTGGCTGAGGTCCGCTACCACGAGACGATGCCCAGGCGGAGCGATAAAGATAGACCTCGCTTTTCCTGGGGGGTAAGTATGAACGTGACAGGAGTACCTTCCGGTCTCTGTACCGTGCATCTTCCACTCCGGGTGATAACGACTATGATCATCAAGGGAAAGTCCGAAGTAGGTACTTGCCAGTTTGCCGGCTCGTCGGCATTCAAGGATTGTCGCCCCAATTTTGTAAATCGTGGGATCAGTTCCAGTTCGTCTACTGAATTCATGGGTGGTTGGGTCCTCATTGATACCACAGACCTTCATGATTGCCTCATCATCTCCAGTGAGAGTCCGCTTGTAGCCACCGCCCTTGACCTTCCGCCTTCTATACTGAGGCTCCAGGCCAAAGTCACCATACAGGAGAGCGGGTACGTGATCCTTACTCCGTGGATTGAAGGAAGGATTCCCTACGTATGCTTGAAGGGTCTTCTCGAGCTGTTGAGCTTCTTGGATCTTCGAGAGGTACATGTTCGTCATGTGCTTGGAGTCCACGAGCATGCCTCTCTCCTTCATGTGGAGAACGGCTTCGCTTGCACGCATGACGATCTCAGCGAGCTTCATGTCATGTCCATCGTGTGCTCACGTACACACCACTGACACTCTTCCCTCTTATGCACTCGGCAGATCTTTGTGTGCTCTGGGTGCCGCATGTTTCCGCACGCGGGGCACTCGTACGTCAGCTCTGGTGGGAGCATGTTCGATTGTGGCTGTGAGCCTTCCTCGGATGAGTTCCCAACAGCGTCGGGCATCACGAAGCTCCTTATAGGATTCTGAACTGCGTGCAAGAGGTTCGTTGTTTGCAGCGATCACGATCCAATACCACTCACCCTTCCGCGTCTTGCGGTAGTGGAGGATCATAGGATGCCTAACCATGCGAATTCCTGTTTGGTGTTCATAGGTAGCCGAGCTCCTTTAGCTCGACGAGCTGCTTGTTGAGAGTGATGAGTGTGACATCCACATCCCGACAATTATACCACTCCTTCCTCACACCTATCTGGTCCTTGTAGAAGGGATACGGGCTGTAAATGGATGCTAGGAAACCCAGATCGTGAGGCAGGTGTGGATATAGGAGATGTGAGTACAGGAGGGTATTGTGGAGAGGGCTTGGACAAGGAAATCCAAAGCGTCGCATATGGTACGCGTCAAAGATGGAGTCATGAGTCACGATTCCTTTCGCCTTCCTGAGGAATGTGAAGAGCCAGTGGAGGTACTCAGGCTCTATGGTAGGGATGGACATCGCGTGCCGCTCACGATATGCTATGCCCACGAGGTCAATGGCAGCGAAGCTGTAGTCGGTTTCGATATCCACTGCAGCGTAGTCTGCCTCGCAGGCCTCGAGAACAAAGTCACGGACCTCCCCCACTCGTGGATGGGTGATGTACTCGACAGGCACTTCGTGATAGCCTGGTGTCCTACTAAGTTCCCGTGCACGCGAGAGGTCGTGAAGGACGACGTCCCACATACGGCGTTGTCTCATTATGAACGCAGGATGATACGTAGCGAAAGCCTGATAAGTAGTGTCTTCCACCACGATTGGAAAATGGGAACCTCTCCAATCTCCGATAGTACCATCAACGAAGAGTTGGAGGGGTGTGTTACCGAGGAGCAGGACCAGATTAGGGTCCACCTTCCGTATCCTTCTCGACAGATCATGCAGTGCGGTTGGTCCAAGAGTAGCTTTACTAATTTCGTTCCCAGGCGGTCTGTGGGAGACCACGTTGTCAACAAAGCAGGAGACACGTTGAATACCCACCCGCGCGAACCACGAATCGAGTATCCGTCCAGCTCCTCCTGAGAATGGTGTGCCACTTTGATCCTCCTCTGCACCTGGCGCTTCGCCCACGACCATGATGCGGGGCTTGTTAGGCCCCACACCGTGGACGTGAGTTGTGCCAGGCCAGTTGTTGGCCTTACACTCGCAGACGCTTGCGTTCACTGATAAACCGGTTGAGGTACCATTGAGCCTTCTCAAGGCTCTTGGTCGCATAGTCGTTGGTGACGGGCCCCTGCGAGCGACACACATACTTGACGACGTTCGCGAGATGGAAGGGAAGACCCCACGCCTCGATGAGATCTATGGGTTCGACCGAGGTCCCTTTGTAGTGGTCTGAGTGAGGAGCATTCGCCTTCGCTGCATCATGAGTGGGAGACTTTTCGGGACCCACTCCTCGGGGACTTCCTTGAGTATCCTGTCCAGTAGGGCCTCGTAGGTCGAGACTTTGACCTCTAAGGTCTCGAGCGTATTCGGTAACGCGTTCTTCTGCCGTCCGGAGGCGAGGTACATCTGCGCGTACGTCTCCGCCCGGTAGTCGAGTGCCTCTAACAGCAGATGCGACTCGTCTGAGTTCAGCTGCAACGTCACGGAGCTGTTGGACTTCCCATTCATTCATGGTTCCTCACAAGGGCGAAGAACTCAGCCCTGGCTTCGGGTTTCGTGAGAAAGACTCCCTTCAAGCATGACGTCGTGACAGTACCATCTGTCTTCACACCACGCATGGACATGCATAGGTGTCGTCCGCGGATGAAACACGCAGCTCCAAGCAGCTTGTACCTCTTCATGAGGTCCAGGACGATGTCTGTGCTCACGCGTTCTTGGATCACAAGCCGTCTGCACTTTGTCTCGACCAATCGTGGGATCTTCGAGAGGCCCGGTACGTACCCTTTCGCCTTGGGTATGTACGCCACTGCGACCCTCATCTCGACTGGGAGAAGGTGGTGTGGACAGAAGCCCCATACATGATGGGAGTCGTGAATGATCATCCCATCATACCCATCATGTGGAAAGGAACTCCACTTCACACGTGGAGGGGAGAGGACTTCCTTGAACATTCTCCAGACACGTGCGGGGGTGTCTTTGAAGTCTGGATGCCGTATGTCAACGTCGAGGCCCTCAAGAATACTGAGGACGCCGAGCTGGACGAGTTTCGCCTGCACTACTCGTCGTCCTCGGCGTCGGCTTCCGCACAGTCCATGCACTTTGTGTCTGCCGACTCGATGACCGCCTCGTGCTTCGTGTCAACAGTGATCGTGCCCATCTCCGTTCCACAACCACCGCACTCGAGAGGAATTTGCTTGTCCATGGTTATGGCTCCTATTTGATGTCGAGGATCTTGTGGAGTTGCATGGTGAGTCTGAACTGCGGGTGCTTGAGCACCATCGCAACCGCTCTCTTGACGGACACCTTATCGAGGTTTGTCTGGAAGTTCACTGGTGAGAGGTAGACTGGACCTACGAAGTCTCGTGCATACCGTAGGGCCTCCTCGATCTTGAAAGTCTCGTCGACGATGAACTTCAGCTCAGCTGCCTTGCGAAGGACGGAGACTGGCACCTCCTTTTCTCTCTTAGGACTCACGACGAGGTGGTCCACCCAGTCTAGCCAGTCAGGGTGGAGAGTGCCATTGCTTTCGACGTGAACCTTATGGAGCATGGTGTGAAGGACACCTACGAGCTCGCTGAGCTTATGAGCGCAGGGCTCTCCTCCAGTGAGGCATACACGCTCGACTGAGACTGGAACGGCTTCCATGATGTCCGCGACTGACATCTTCTTGAACGAGAGGTTCCACACACGTCCATGTAAATCCTCGTACCCCTCATGAATGGTGTCAGGCTGATCACACCACACACACGCGAGGTTGCAACCAGCCATGCGTATGAACGTCATAGGTGTGCCTGAGTATGTGCCCTCACCTTGCAGGCTCGTGAAGATCTCGTTGACAGCTATCCTCCGTTCGGATTGATGATCCTGCTTACTGTGAGCTCGATCATTGGCGTGCGCTTTGCGTTTTCCACTGCCTTGAGCAGCACGCGGTTCCGAGCCTCGCTCGGCATCTCGTCGAGGATACACAGGATGAGTGTCTCCACCTCGCATGCGAACTTCTGTGTTCCGTCCTTGAGGATGATCTGCACGCTCAGTCTCCTTCATAGTCCACCCAGCAGGTCTCAGTCTCCTGCACGCGGACGCGTTTGAGATCCACAGGCACGTGACCTATGATACGGGTCCAGATCCACATTGCAAGCTGCTCACTTGTCGCGTTGCGAATACCTAGGACATCGTTGATGTACTGGTGATCAAGTGAGTCGAACACCATCTTACGTAGCATCTCTCCTACTACGCTGAAGTCGATGATAGCTCCGTCAGCCTTCATGGCGCCTTCATACGTGACTTCAACGTGCCACGTGTGTCCATGAAGGTTGTGACACTTACTCCATGTCCAGTCTTCGAGACGGTGAGCGGCTTCAAACGTGATCCTCTTCGTCAGTTTCACATGTCTCCTCCCCATCGTAGTATGGACATCTGGATGCGAGTGCTCCGAGGGATCGGTTGTTCTCGACCCCCCGGAGTAGGTAGAATTTGGGTTCTCCATTCGCTCGCATCCAGACACCCTGTTCACACCAGACAAGAATCCCGCTCTTTACCTTACAGTGTGTGCATAGGGTGCAGTGGCGGCCTTGCACATTGGGCGCCTACCGCTGAGCGTACCCGACGACCTTGTTCCGGAACATCTGCTGTCCTTTCGAGTCCACCTTCGGCACGAGCTGAGTGGTGCCACTCGCCTGGTTCAGCTGATTCTGCATCTGGGGTTCCTTGATGAGCGTCACTCGAAGGAACGCACCGATCATCTCCTCCGTCTTGAATCCGTCCGGACCAGGGAAGATGCCTGCGGCATTCACCCAGTCACGGACACGCCAGAGAGCCTTCTCCGTGAGTGTGAGGTTGTCGAAGAGGATCTTTCGTCCGTTGTACTCGGCCGGCTCCTCAACGTTGTACGACACATCGAGGTACTTGTTGCCTGCCTTGCTCGTCTTCTCCTCGATCTTCTCGATCCGACAGAGGTACTGCCCTTCGGGAAGGGACTCCGGGTCCGGGATGTTCGTGAGATCGACGTTGATGAGGGGCATGGCTTTCAGCCTTTCAGGAATGCTAGGGTTTTGGGATCTTCCTTCTGCACAACGATCTTCGCGGGCGCATTCCGTACGCGCGTCTTCGCTGTCCAGATGGAATCAGGTTGGGTCCACAGAACGCGGGCCGGTCCCTGAGGTGTGCTCTCTGCGTCCATCCTGTACACCTCGTCCATGAGGTACGGGATCTCGTCTGGGAGTTGCTTACCAGGTACTTCAGGGCGTCCTACAATCCTTCCGCTCGTGGAGTCTTTCTCATACGAGCTTGCAGCTGTGAAGAACACCCACTTGCCCTTTTGAATGAGAAGACGGATGCGCCTGACTGTGTTTCGTAGGCGTTCGATTGTGAGCGTCCAGTCCTGCAAAGCAGGAAGCTCAGGCAGTGTGCGATTGCCTGGGAGTTGCATGGCACCAAGCATCATGACGCGACCGAGCTCTGTGAGACTGTCGACGATCACCACGTCGTGTTCTGTGTCCTGCTCGATCCACTGAATGCCACGGAAGAGATCTGTGTAGTTCGTCACACGAAACACGCTTGCCGGTACATGCTTCACCACTTTAAGGCCGGCTTCGAAGTCGAAGACGAACCTCTTCTGAGCGGGGAAGCTGAACACCAGACTCGTCTTTCCCACACCGGCTGGGCCATACACAAGAACGGAGCTGACGTTCGAGTATGAGATGGAAGACATCTCCGTGAGGCCCACGAGAGGTGGTTGCGGACTCATTTAACCTCCTCCCACTGCCACCCTTGGTGACGAGCGTACTCCATGAGACGATAGAAGACCTCGGGCTCAAGATAGATGGTGTTGGTTGATTCGATTCCGTCTTCCGTCGTGAGCTTGAGCATACCGCCCTCCAACTCAGCGTAGACGGCGTCCCCTATGTACTGCTTGGTGGTGTCACTTGATTCGCGCAACGACTTCCTCCTCATGAAGTTTGTCCTTCCGTACGTACCCCATGCCTTCCGCCATCGCTGCCCTGTCGGGGTTCAAGCAGAGTAGACGGTATGGGCACGTTCCCCAGTTGAAGCAGGAGTGTGGGCTAAGAGGCCAACGGTTTTGGTCGATGCTGTCCACGATTTCCTGTGCGACCTGAAGGAGCTCGTCATGGAAGCGGTTCAGTTCAGACTCGTCAAGAACGACGAAATCCCTGACGAGCGCGGGATTCTTAGTACACCGTACGATGTCGACAAGCGCACCCACAGGATGTAGTCCCTGTCGCCGTGCAGCCCAAGTGTACCCACGAACCTGATCGTCAAGCTGGAAGCGTCCCACAAGGTCAGAAGGTATCTGGGTTGTGAACTTCCTCTCAATGACCCACTCTTTGCCGTCATACTCTACGTATCCATCCAGCTCTCCTACGAAGAACGTTGGCATCTTGAGACGCCCGCTTGTGGAGATGATTGTGCCGAGGGGGATTTTGAACGCACTGATACCTTTCTTGTACTTGATTGGCTCCTCGGCGTTCTTGATGAAGTACTCACGAAGCGCATCTCGTAGGGCAAACTCCGTCTCCTGCTCTGCACGCTCAACGAGTTCAACAGCCCTACTCTTGTCACGTAGCCACTCGTCCACGAGGGCATGACCAAGGCGTCCACGCTTGAAGGGAGCGGGCTCCTTGCCTGGCTCCAGGCGCTCGAGAGTCGTCCAGTAGAACTTCTTGTGGCACTGCTGGAATGTTTGCCTACCGCTATGACTGAGGAGGAGTTGGTCCATGTAGCTTCACGTCCACACGTATGATGTTCTGTCCCACCTTGTACGCGTGAACCTCTCCGTTCGTGAACGTCGGGCTGCGTAGGCTCTTGATGTCACCGTCGAACATGAGCTGAGTAAGAAGCTTTGTGGCCGTATCTACCAAAGCTTGGCTAAGAGCCGAGAGCTGGATCGGCAATGCCAACCTCCTCGAAGCCAGCCTGTCTCACCTTGCACGACGGGCATTCCATGCATGGCTTTTCGTCACCCTTGTAGCAGGACCACGTGAGCTCGAGTGGGGCGTTGATCTTCTTCGCAAGCCTGATCACGTCAGCCTTCGTGAGATGGACGAGAGGAGCGTTGATCGAAACAGGAAAGCGGAGACCAAGCCTGAGAGCAGTGGCCATCGCATTCAAGAAGTCTGGCCTGCAGTCAGGGTACCCAGAGTAGTCGACTGCGTTCCACCCACCAGTGATGTAGTATACACGCTCTGCGTCTGCAATGCCTCCCAGCATCGCGAGCATCACGATGTTCCTGCCAGGAACGTACGTATTCGATACCTTCTCTCCAACCTGATCAGTGACTGTGCCAGCCGCCTCCTCCTGACTGAATGCCTGGAGAGGGAGGAGAGCAGAAGAACCCCGAAGATGTTCAAAGTTAAGCTTGAGGACAACAGGAGTGGGCATGCCAAGTGCTTCGCAAATCACCTGAGCGTGCGCGAGCTCCTTTGCATGACTCTGGCCGTACTGGAAGTGGACGGTCTTCACCACATCGAAGTCGTACCACCGGCAGTACGCGAGGGCGGTGCAGCTGTCAAGACCTCCACTTACGAGTACGACTGTTCGCTTGTCTGAACTCATGTCTCTCCTTTCGGTGTTTTGAATTCCACGTGCCACCAGAAAGCCGAAGAAAGGAGGCCCGTATAGGCGCCTCCCCTTTTCTTCAGGCTACCTTGTTGTCTTCGAGCAGGCCGAGCTCCTTCGCCTTCTCGAGCAGAGCCTTCTGCCGCGCGTGATACCGCTTGTGGGACTCGTAGATCTTGTCCTTGTTCTTCTCGTAGTACGCCTTGCGACGAGCCTTGGCCTGCTCACCCTGGTTGTACTTCTGGCGAGCGGTCTTCATCTTCTCCGCTGCCTCGGGGTCCGTCTTCATCAGCTCGTTGCGCTTCTTCTGGTACTCGTTGCGCTTCTCCTTCTGAGCCTTCAGCTTCTCGACTGCTGCCCGCACTTCCTCGATGGTGGGTTCGAACGTGGTCTCGGTAGACATTTCCGACTTTCTCCCACTCACCCTCTCGGATGAGCTCTATGAGTTGTGCACTGCGGAGGATCTTGATTCGTCGTACCCACTTCGTCAGACTGAGTTCGACGACATCAAGACCCGTGATTGGCGAATACCGGATGAAGAGTCCATCTGAGGTGCGTATGACTCCTCCTCCGGAAGCGAACACTTCATGCATTTCACCTCCTATGCAGTCGTGGAGTTGCTGGAGAATGGACTTGCTTGTGGCCGTTCCGAGGAGTCCTACCTCACGGAGAAAGCCATCCACATCCTCGGACGTGAGGATGGTTTCTTTCACACGCCACTGGCGCCCAGCCTTCGTCACACGCTGGAGGCCGTTGGCTGTGTGGTACCTCATGTATCCATGTTCTGTGTTGTGGAGAAGGCCTCGATAGCCCTGGTCTTCCAGGACCTTGGCATCGAGTGCTTTTCCAAGGAGCTCAGTACGACTTGCCTTCATGATCATACCCACAGTATATCGGGTTGCGCACTGGTTGTCAACCTTTCATTTGAAAAGCTCGGCTAGTTCGCGGAGCTCATCTTCCGTGCGATAGAGGACAAGTTGGTGTTCAATGAGCTCCCTCTCCAGGTGGAGATTCTTGCACGCCAGTCTCATGCACTCCCGCCGGAGTGTGTTGTTCTCTTGTTGGAGGTTGCGTGTCATTCCCACGAGCTTGTTTCTTGGCATTGATGATGCTCCTTACAGTGTCTGGAAGGGTTTTACTGGCATCTGAGAGAACCCATGCGAGAGTGCCTTCGACTGTCGTGAGGAGAATGTCATCTTCACTCCCTACCTGTGCTCGTTGAATGTTGAGAAGCTCTGTCGATATCTTGTTCCTTGACTTCATCAGGCGCCTCCCTCTTGATGTCAATCGAGCCGTGCACACCGAGCTGATGTTGAGTCTCCACGCTGTGGTCGAGACCATCGTGGAGGTTGTCAGCAACGAAACCACATCCGCAGTGGACTTTCAGTGTGATGATCTTCATGACGCCTTCCTCTTGGCTTTCTTCACGTGCAGAGTGTCGACTATCCGAGCGATCGTGAAGAGGTGCTGTTCGACACCATTCATGTTGATACGCCCCGTGATGAGTACATGGTACACCGTGCCTGGGGACGTGACGAGAAATGCTGGGGTGCCCTTTCCAGCCTTGATGATACGTAGAGCTCTCATGCCTTGTCCTCCAGCAGGCCCGCGTCCTTCGCCTTACGGAGGAGCATCTTGATCTTCTCCTGACGACCCTTCATGTACGCCTTGCGCCGCTCGATGATGTCCGGGCGGGAGTTGTACTCCTTCATGTACTCCTGACGCTTGCGGTACGCGTCAACCGTCTTGCGGAGCTCGGGGTCGTCAGCACCTTCGGCGTCGCCTGACGGCTCGCGTGCGTCGACCTTCTCGTCCGCCTCCTGCATGGCTTGTGCACAGTCGAAGCACATCCCATCATACCTTTCAAGCTCGTTCTTGTCCTTCACTTCCTCGCACAGGATGCATGTTACGTCCTTCATCTCAGGGCTCATACTCTTCCTCCTTGCCGCTCTGCGGCTGGCTGTGAGCACCGTGTGAACTTCATTGTACTTCTATTATACAACATGTTCGAGAGGTAATGCAAGTGAAAATTTTTGTCACGAGGAGTGCCTCACTTCACGAGATCAATGATCGTGAGGATGATATCCCAGAGCCATTCCATACGACTCACCTCCTTTCCTTTCAAGGCTGAGCAGCCCGGTGGCGGGCGGAGTTCTTGAGGGGGGGCTGGAGCGCATCTAGCATATCGTGGGCCTTCGTGAGGGCGTACCACACGTCACTGTCCAGACGGCCATGCGCACTACTCTCCATCAACCGGCGATACACAGCGTCGTACGCGTCGGCGGCCCGCCCACGCTGCTTGGCCTCCGCGAGGCGGGTGCGCAACTCCATTGTCTCCACTAGCAGGCGGTGATTTTCGGCTTGGAAGGCATCGCGCTCAGTCAGCGCATCCTCAGAGTCTTTACGCTCATTAGCCACCGCCTGCTCGGCCTGCTCAGCGCGGCACGCCTGACATTGCTCAGGCTGGAACTTGTCGCGATGGTCTGGGCAGAGTGGCAACCGATTCACCAATCGCTTCGCTAGGTCTCGTTCCCGCTCGGCCTGCTTGCGAAGCTGCTGAGCCTCAAACAGTTCCAGACCGAGTTGGCGATTCTGCTCAGACAGCCGTGGAATCTCTTGCTCGGCCTGCGCCAGGGCCGCCCGCAATTCATCGTTCTGTCGATTCATCTCCTTGAAGCCAGCGCCGTGCAGCGTGGCCTTGGTCTGAGCCGCTATGCTCTTGCCCAAGAGAGCGTCCACGCATTCGGCGCAGAGACCCTCACCGAAATGGGCGGCCTCACACGCCGCGATCATGTCGAAGGCCTGCCGGCTCGGTTCACTCATCCCTCCCTCCGTCCCGGCGCGGGCCGCGTGCACGCCTCCAGCGCCTTCTGCCAGCTATCATGCCGGGTTTGGCACGTCGGGATGCACGTGCACCGTCGCCGCTCGTCCTCCTGCGTGAGCGTGGCACAGCGCGGACACTTCAGCGGCGGGCAATAGCGCAGATAGCCCTCGATCTCTGTGAGGGCCACCGCCACCGCCACGTCAATCCGCTCACGCATGAAGGTCTCGCACGCGGCACCATTCTCCGCGTCCTCGTGCTCACACGTGCCAAAGAAACACGGCATTAGATCATCTGCGGCCTGCCGCCCCGCCGCCTT